GTCCTAAGCGCTGTGCGTTTACCGGCTTCGCCAGATCCGCTTGTTGACTCTCCAAGTCTACCATACCACAGCCTAGCGTGCAACAACAAAGTTACGGCTCCTTATATATACTATTACTGAGCTACTAAAGCCACTAGGGAGCTAAAAGTGAACAAACGGCAATCGATTCTGCTAACACAGATTGCGCACATAGTCAAGGAACGCGGCATCAAACCGCTGACGCTGGCCTCGGCTGTGGGCGTGACTGAGGCCACCGTAAAGTCCTGGTTAGAGGGAACGGCTGAGCCGGATCTATCGCAATACGAGCGCTTGATGTCGATGCTGCGCCTTGTGCCGGTGATAACAGACGTTAGCGCCGGTAACGAAGGCGTTTCGTTACGCGATTTCTTGCCAGAGGACGAGGCTAGCCTATTTGACAAGCTATCCGACAGTCCAATCGACGTGCTGCGCACGCAACTCCGTGACCTACAGTTGCAGCGCATCCGCGTAGAGGAAATGTATAATGACGGCAGCCTTGAGTTTGATGACTACATGCAACTTGTAGGGCGCATAGCTGACTCCACCCGGTTCACCATTGACTCCATCGGCAAGCTCGACCTCGGCGCCAAGATGGGTAGCGAGGACGACGTTGAAATGGTGTACGGCTCGCCAAGGGGGCCTGGGTACGACAAGGATAAGGTCGATAAGGTGCGCGCCAGCAAGAAGGTAAAAGAGGAGCCCGAGCCTTGCTTGGAACCAAAGAACGACTAGCCAAAGCACTAGAGCTAGCCAAGCTAGACGAGCAATACTCGGCTGACACGCGCCTGTGCGCCCAGGATTTTGCCAAGACGCTCTTCCAGGACAAAATTGCCCACCTTAAGGTACACCTGGGAGTGCTCCCTGACGACCTTCAAGAGCAAGTGATCAACGATGAGCACCCGCGCAAACTATGCGTATGGGGGCGGCAGCGCGGAAAGACGACGACCGCGCTGTTCTGGCTCTTGAACCGGGCGCTTAAAAATCCCAACACGATCAATTGGTATGTGGCTCCGTCGTACAAGCAAGCCAAGCGTATTGCGTGGGACAAGGCCAAGAACGTATACCCGCGCAAGCTGCTCACCCGCAAGCCAAACGAAACGGACCTCTGCTTTGAATTGTACAACGGGTCCAAGATATACTTGATTGGCGCCGACGACCCGGACAGCCTTCGCGGTCCTTCGCTTACCTCCGTGGTCATGGACGAGTACGGCACGATGCGCGAAAGCGCGTGGACGCAAGCCGTACAGCCGACGCTGGCCGCCACCAGCGGGCACGCGATGTTCATCGGTACCCCCAACGCCTTGCGCGGCCCCCACCTCAAAGTTCTGTGGGAGAAGGCGCACAACGACGAGCGCGACCGGGTACACTGGGCGTGCTGGCATTCCAGAACATCCGAAGCCACGCACATCGACCCGAATGCGATAGCCGAAGCCAAGCGCGCCCTGCGTGATTGGGAGTTCAAGCAAGAGTACGAAGCCGGTTTCGAGGACGTAAGCGGGCGCGTGTGGCCCGAGTTCAACGACGCCTTCGTTGATGACCCTACTTGTCCTGGCGGGTCGTTGTTCCGCGTGGCCGACGGTGCCGAGCAGGCCCGGCTACCCACCGGATGGGATTGCGTGTGCGGCGTGGACTTCGGGGCAACCGACGCTTCCCCCACGGCGTTCCTGTGGCTAGGTGTGGGACCATCCCAGCAGATAAAAGTGCTGGCCGAGTACAAGATAGCCAGGAAGCGCGCTGCCGAGCACGCGGTGGACGTACATCGAATATCGGCTATGTACGGTGGTGCGGAGTGCATTCGGTTTGTGGGCGACCCCTCAGGTACACAAATGATGCTTGAGTACGCAGCGCAGAACATCATCATCGAAGCCGCCGACAACTCGTCCGAAGCCGGTATAGAGCGTGTCGGTAGGCTGCTCAAGCACGGTTATCTGCACATCGCCTATACCTGCAAAGAGACGCGGCAAGAAATGGCTGGCTACCAATACGACCCGAAGTCAATCGTGCCTAAGGTCATAAAAGTCAACGACCACCTGTGCGATGCACTACGCTATGCCTGTATGGCGGTGAACCCCCCGGTGTCTCTACTTATGCGCGATCCAGTTCAAGATGCCCCCGACGGACCAGGGTGGGAAGAGGACAGCGTATTCTCTGTTGATTGGGATAGCTACAACAAAGGCTTGGAGTAACCACAATGGCCGATAGCAAGACTAAAGCAGAAGTCAACGCCATAGTTCCTACGGTCATTGACGAGCGCAAGGTAATGACCTACGCAGCCGAAGCCGTGATGGATACAGAAGATGGCTGGGAGACGGCTGAGCAGAAGCGCATCCGCGAGTCCATCGACAAGCTAACCATGCTTGAATCTGGCGATGGTACGGTTGACGCGCTGAACTCCTTGGCGCTCAAAGAAGCCGAGTCAATGTCGGACTTCTACGGCAGCGACATCCAGGGCTGGAGCAAGGTAACCGACAGCCCAGAAATCCTACCCAACTCCGACCACAACCGTATCAAAGTGCTCAAGCAGTGTTACTTCCTCTATTACAGGAACCCGTTGGCGAGAAACATCATCCGCACCTACTCTTACCTGACCGTCGGGCGCGGCATGCGCGTCAACTTCTTCGGTAAGGGCGCCGACAAGGCCGCCAAGCGCTGGGAAAAGATCGCTCACGCCAACAAGTGGGAACGCCGCTATCGTGACATCATCACGATGACCTACCTGTTGGGCGAGTGGTTCGTACTCCGTCTGCCGCTAGTGAACGACAAGCACTGGGACGACTCTATCGGGCGCGGTGACAGAGATACGCTTACCGCCGAGATATCGAAGCTAGACCCCAAGAAGATCGTAATGTGCTCCGTTTCTCCGCTAGAGGTGGAGGACGTGATTCACTCCGACGTGAACCGTGAATCCATCAAGCAGTACAAGGTGACGGAGGAGCCCGACAAGATGGTCGGGTCGGCAATCAAGAAGTCGTCTAAGTGGCCCAAGATATTCTGGTCGGACGACGTGACCCACTTCTCCATCGACAACCTGGAAAATGGCAAGCGCGGGCGCCCAATCCTTGAGCCCGTCCTCCGCCAGATTTCCTATTACAACCTGTTCCAGACCGACCGCGTGATGCTCAATAGCGTCCGCGCCCGCATTCCCATCATCCGCAAGGTGGCGGGCGGCACCCCGAAGAAGGCAGCTACCAAGGCAGCCATGGAAGCCCACAAGCTTCCGCATCCTGGCACCATCCTAGTTTGTGACAAGACCGAAGAGTGGACCACCGTCAGCGCACCGCTCGACGGCGCCAGCGCCACCCGTGACGGGCGCGCGCTCCTGTTGCAGATCGCGGCTGGCGTTTCTCTACCGGAGTACCTTGTTACCGGTGACGCCTCCAACGGCTCCTATGCATCGACGCTAGTTTCATCGGCCCCGCTGATTTCGATGATCAACGACTACCGGTCGCGCTTCGCTCAGCAGTTTGAGGACATGATTGAAGAAGCAACCGGCATGCGCCCGACCATCGAATTCCCCGAGATCGTGCAGGACGACTTGCTGAAGGTAGTCCAGGCCAACTCGGTGCTCTACCGCGACGGCGCGATGTCCAAGGCTACTTACTCCGCCCGCGTCGGCCTCCGCTACGAGGACGAGAAGGAAAAGCGCGACGAAGAGCGGGACGACATGCTCGCTAACATGCAGAACCCAATCATCCCAGGGGACGCGCTTGACCAGGACAAGAAGCTGGCGACCGATCCGTCAATGCCTGCTGCGCCCACCGAGCCGCAGTACAAGGCAAACCAGACCGGCGCCACGCCTCACCGCAAGCCAACCAATCCAGGCACGGTGCCACCGAAGCAGGCCGCATACGAGGGGCTTACTGCCGAAGCCAAGTCGCAGACGTTGATAGACGACGACTTTGCCGACGCGGTTGTGGCCCAGCTAGATGCGCTCCGCGACTTGGTGCGCCAGATGGTCCCGAAGAAGAAGCCGCTAGCCACGGCGGAAGTACCAGTCGATGCCACAGCAAAGCCAGACGACAAACCACCGGCTTGCTAACACGCTGGTACAGCACAGCCACTACATCATAGCCGTGGAGGCTGGGCTAGCAGCCCTGATATCCGGCAGGATGAGCGCCGCCGTTAATAAAGCGGCACGGCTGATTGTCGGGATGCAGATTGACCCGGAGCTAGCCGTTACCTACGAAACCGCTAGGCTGATAGCTTCTTTCTTGGTGCCCGACATACAGCAAGAGGTCTACAGTATCTACGTTGACGTGCGCAACGAGTTGCTGGACCTAGCCATTGCTGAGGACAAAGCAATCCTTGGTATCTTGAATGACGTGCTCCCCGCTCCTGTCGCAATGGCGCTAGATAATGCACCACTTACGCTAGCGGCAGCCAACTCGATTGTGAATGAGCCGATAGCAGGTACGTCGCTACCTAGCCGAGTCAATGGACTAATAGAAGAGGCTTCTAGGAACGTGCAAGCCGCGCTAGCCAACGCCGTAGCCATGAATGCCACTTCCGAAGAACTAACTTCAATGTTATCCAAGTACCTGCAAACTGGGGTAACGGCTGCATTGACCGTCATGGCTACAACGGAAGCACAGCGCGTAGCCAACTCGGCACAGCAGCTAGTATTCGGTAGCAACAAGCACATACTGTATGGAGTACAGTATACCGCCGTCATGGACGCGCGTACCTGCCCTACCTGCGAAATGCTTGACGGTACATTCTATTCATACGTTAGCGGAGATACGCCGCCGACCGTACCAAGGCATCCGCATTGCCGCTGTATGTATGTTGGCGTAATCAAGTCCTGGAAGGATCTAGGGT